GAACTTGCGCTTCAGCCTGTTCTTTAATCTTTACGATAAGAGGCCACACGCCACTACTAGAGGGCAACTGCCCCAAAGTTTGTAATACAAAGTTAATCTCGTTAACGTCTAACTCTAATTTCATGCTGCACTCCAAGGTACGCCCGTGGAAGTAACAGGATTCTTCTGCAAAGCAATATTAGCCGCCAGAGCATCTTCTGTGGCTTGTTTATCAATTCCATTTGCCCACACCCATCCAAGCACAGTTTCTTGTGTCAGGTCTGCATAGGCTATTGTTGGTGTGCCATCAGCCCATGAGCAAGTTGAATAGATAGAGGCTGTGTAGTCTCCATCTACTGCTGTGGCTTGCCAGTGGGCACAAAAAACATACCCATTGACTACTTCATAGTTTGTTTCTGAAACTGTCCAGTTATACGAGATTGACATAATTTTCCTTTTTTAAATTCCAAGGTAATGCTGATGAATGAACTGAAACATTGCCCACAGACATAGAACCAATTTCAGTTCCAACTTTTGCTTGTTTAGAGCAATTAAATTTTGCTGTTGTAATTCTCATATTCCAAGGCACATGAAGACCACTAACAGTTTTGCCACGCAAAGGAACAATGTGGTCAACATGAAGTTTTACACCAAAGTCCATTTGCATTTTTCTTTTGGATTCATAAATATTGAATATCCAATTTTGTATTTCTTGATTATCTCTATAAATGTTTCTACTGCGGAATGTTTTTCTAGCGGAAATATCTTTTTTTGCGTTTGATTTTTTTCTTGATTTAATAGCGCATTCAGCACAAGAATTATTGCATGAGTATCGTTTGGTATTTTCACAAACTCTACATTTAGCACCATAAAAAAACATTTCATTGTTTTTCTGCGCTGTTTTTCTAGCAATATATTCAGGCGTATCTTTTCTAGTCCTTATTCCTTTTTTTGCTTGATGAGCACAACATCTAGGATTTCTACCTTGTAAATGAACAGTAGGCGAAACACTGTAATCACCATGCTCAGGACAAGTAACAACAATACTTGGCAGTTTGCCTTGATAGACAACTTTGTCATAGCTAAATCTATTGCCATGAACCTTAACGGCATTGGCAATAAACTTTTCAGTTGTTAGCTTCTTGTTCATTTATTTATGTGCAGTTGTTACAAAGCCGTTTGAGGTTTCACGCTCAAGTGTTGAGATAGTCCATTGTGTAGTCATACTGTTTCCTCTGTGTTTAATTGTTTAAGGGCTTCTCTTGCCCATTGCTGATACTCGTAGTCCATTGCATTTACATTGGCAATCTTTTCCAAGGTTTCTAATGCAAGTCCAATGGTGCGTTCTTCTACCAGTTTGGCAAAGGCTTCAAGGTGCAAAGGCATTTCGGATAGCCCAACAGCCCATTCACTAAAACCTGCTTGTCGTGCCATGCGGATGATTTCATCTTTAGTCATGTCAGTCCTTAAAGATTAGCGGCATCCAAACGTGCCTTGAGTGATTCAATGATTGCTTGTTGTTCTTGGATACACTTCATCAGCGCATATTGCAAGTCTGTTTGATAAATAGATAAGCGCATCTTTTCTGGTTCATTTTTACCAGCCCAGTTGCTTTCCATTACCAACTCAGGAGCAACAGCTTGAACGTCTTGGGCAACAACACCCAATGTTAGGCCGCCATCTTCTTCGTGGTTCTGGCTAATGTAATTAAAAGTTTGAACAGGAATAGCGCAGATTACATCAAGGTATGACTTGGCTGGCGCAAAATTTGTTTTTTCTCTGCGGTCTGACAAGTTGACATCGTTAGCAGAAAAGTTGGCTAAACCACCATTTGAACGAATACTTGCACGAAGTCCTGTAGTTCCTTCGAGATAAAGAAATTCACTTCCTGTAGTGTTTACAGCCTGACTATATTTAATGTAAAGACCGTAAGGAGTTACGTTTGTATTTCTAAATGTTGCAAGAAAATCGCCAGTTGCATAATCTACAACCATTCTAGAAGTAGACCCTGCTAATTGAGCCGTAGTCCCCACCAGCAAGTTACCGCTAGAGTCTATTCTGGCTCGTTCTGTAGTAACTCCACCAGAAGCATTACTAAAAACAAAAGCTCCAGTAGCTAAATTCTCTCTGCCTATTTCCCAAAAGAAAGATGGGTCTGCTGACCTACCAAGCCTTAGCTGACCAATAGTTGTGGAATCATCAGAAGCAAGAAATAATTTTGTCCCTGAGCTAGTTGTACCTATCGCTAAATTTCCAGCCGCTGTCAGAGTCATCGCCTGAGTAAAGGAGATAGCGTCTCCTGCTGTGCCTGATGCGGCTGTAAAGAACTGATGTTGACCAGAACTTTGCTGGTATAGCGTTGCAACCCCTGTTGAACGATAAATTGACCCAGCGTTAAAATATTCGTTTGCAGACAGCCTAACTTGCGTTGCGGTGGCGCTATAAAGCGAGTAGCCAAGTCCTTGGATTGGAGTCAGGCTTGACTGCCAAGCACTCGGAGTAACTCCAAAGCCCGCATTTCCAGTTGGCGTAACAGTTATAGCAGGGGTTGTGTATGTTGTACCGCCAAGCGTTGTACTTGGTGTAAGTGTCCAATTGCCTTCAGTAATCTGGTCAATTCCAATTTGCCAATTACGATTGACTGTGAAATTACGGCTTGTCTGCATGGTAAATGCAGGGCCATTTCCATAAATAGTTAACTTTGCATCAGGCGAACTTGTACCAATACCTACATTACTTGACGAATCAATCAACATAGCAGGTGTTGAAAAAGTAGAACCGCCAGCGGCTGTAGATGGCGTAAATTCAAGCGCACCAAAAACTGCGGCATAACCAGCACTGATTTGCCAATTCTTATAAGTTGATGATGAACCAATTAAGTTAACTGCCGCACCACCAGTTGCACTTGTTGTTCTTACTGTCACAAGACCTGCAGTAGCACCACCACTTACATCGAGCTTTGTAGCTGGTGAGCTAGTGCCAATACCTACATTGATTCCAGAGGCCGTATAAAGGCTTGAGGATGTGAGGCGCAGGGCTTCTGTGCCGTTGATAAAGTTTGCAATAAAATTACTGGTTTTGTTGTAGTAAGTACCATTACCTGCCAACAATGCTGTATCGCCAATACCTATACCAGCAGAATCTGAATATAAATAACCAACTCTTGCACCACCACCAACATCCCATTTAATTGGGTCATTTCCTGATGCTGAACTTACAGATAAAATTGAACCATCAAAAGTCAGCGCAGAGCCAGTAGCCAATGCACTAGAACTAGATGCGTAAACCACACCGCCTGATGTGAATGATGTTAGGTTTGTTCCGCCATTGGCAGTAGGTAGTGTTCCTGTCACTCCAGTTGTCAAAGGCAAACCAGTTAAGTTGGTTGCAACTCCAGATGTAGGTGTTCCCAATAAAGGAGTCACTAATGTTGGGCTTGTTGCAAAGACTAAAGAGCCTGTACCTGTTTCATTTGTAACAGCAGCAATCAAGTTGGCACTAGAAGGTGTGGCTAAGAAGGTAGCCACACCCGTACCCAAACCACTCACACCAGTAGAGATTGGCAATCCTGTGGCGTTTGTCAAAGTACCAGAAGCGGGAGTTCCCAATGCGGGAGTCACCAGTGTTGGCGAGTTTGACAACACTACATTGCCTGTACCTGTAGAGCTAGTTACACCAGTACCACCATTGGCAACCGCTAGAGTCCCTGTGATGTCGCCAGTATTGATACTGATTGCATCCCAAGTAGCATTTGTTCCATCGGTCTGAAGATACTTGCTAGAGTTACCTGTTTGGCTAGGCAAAAGGTTGTTCAAAGCCGCAGTAGCCGTAGAAGCTCCAGTACCACCATCAGCAACCGCTAAATCTGTAATACCACTGATAGAACCACCAGTAATTGCGGCAGCAGAGTTATCTGTCTTCGTAGAGATAGCAGTAGAGATGTTATTGAACTCAGTGTCAATCTCAGTACCACGGACGATCTTTAACGGATCACCAGGAGATAAGTTATCCTTGGTGGCGAAATTAGTACTTTTTGTATAATTTGACAATCTATTCTCCTTGTGTGAGCTTCATACTCACGAAATCTTGCCGTTCTTAGATTGAATCTCAATCTTCTGAATTGACAACTGTGTGCCGTTAATGGTGGTTTCGTAACCAGTTTGAACAATCTTTCCCGCACCAGAAGCATTCACATCTAGTGTCTTGATAAGCACACCACCAGAATACTCAGCTACTCCATATTCAGCAAGACCATACTCATAGTTCTTCTGTTCAGGGATGTAAGCATTACCCGATAAGTAGTTGGCAGCAAAGTCAAATCCCCACTTAATCGTGACGAACTGGTCAGAGCCACCAATCACAATTGTCTTGATTCTTTTCAAGATAGAAATCTGATTCTCGTTACCTAAATCTGCATGGTTGGTAAAGTAAGAAAACCGATAAGTTGATGTGTGATCTAAGAAACTTGCATACTTACCAATGTATCCATTCTTACCAATGTATAAATCACCATTGCGAAGCGAATAGAGGGACGTAGGAGCAATTGAATCCCACTTAGTGACCCTAGATGCACCATCTTGCAATTGCATCTTTGTATCGAAGCAGAAGACTTGTGCAGTTACTGGAAGAGTCAACAAGTAAAAAGCATCCTTCTCTGAGTAAACAGACTTCAGATTAGCCAGAGTCTCTACCGCTAAAGAGCCTATCAAGTCGGAACGAACATTCTTGGATAGGTCTCTCAAAGGAGCAGACTTCTCTTGAATAGTCCTCATCAGTGAACGAACACCTGAGTCTGACAAGAAGATAACGTCTGTACCGATACTCTGAATTGAATCACGAGCAATACACCCAATAGAGCCTACTGTGTCGCTCAACTGAAGCGTAGCGGGTGTAGTAGCACCAGAGTAAACAAGAATCTGTCGTTTACCAAAGATGAACAAGAAGTCATTGTGAGCCGCTAGACCCATGATCTCATCTGCACCATTAGGCCATACACGAGACACATCCAATGTTCCAGAAGTACCACCACCCCATACATGACCTGCAATCAGATCAGAGAAGGTAATCGTCACTTTATCTGTGGATGTATTAGCTACCCACAAACGACCAAATGCTGAGATACAGATATTGGCTTGCGGAACAGTAGCCACATATCCTGTCTTTTCAGAGACTCTGCGATAAGTAGTTGTACTTACTGCAGGGTCAAAGATGAGAGGATCGTGTCCTGATTGGAAGAAGTAAGTAATCCCATTCAGAGAAGCACAATGCCAGTTATTAGCCGTGAAAGTAGGAGCAGAACCGCCACCACCATAGGTCAACTCAGTCACTGCATTAGAAGTGCCAAGTTTGAATAACTTGAGATTCCCTGCGAACAGAACAGTCAAAGTGCCATCAGTCTGGACTAACTCATGGATGACAGTAACGTCATTAGCACCTAGATTGCCCGAAGATGGGTTAACCCTTGTGTAGCCCTTACGAGAGCCAACACGACCATATTGGTCAATCACACAATTATTGGCGACCAAAGCAAAGCCAGATGCCAAATCTAATGGCGAGTCTTGCGTGTTCAGGCCAAAAAAGCCTGGTGCGCTAATGCTTTGACTTTGTAGAGGAGCTGCCATTAGACCGCCACAAAGTTATCTTCAGGGTAACGAGTGCTTTCCAATGCAATAGCGTCAGATAGCATTCCACGGAACAAAGCGTAAGCCTCATTAGAAGCAGTGCCTCCATCCTCACCGCGCTCAATCAAGCCACGGGCATAGGCACTCTGGGCAACCAAATAGTCCAATACCTTGACTGAAGTACCATCAGATGTCAGATTAGCCTGTGGAATGGTTAAATCAAACTTCAGTGTGTAAACACCATTGGGAACGGGGAATAGCTCAACCTTTGTGTCGCCACTGCCATCTACACCACTAAAGCAAAACTCTGTAGGAATAGACTGTGAAGGTGTACCAAAGTTGAGCTTGCGGTTCATATCCGCAACAGTGGTGTTATCTAAGGTAATAACACTTGTGGTGTTAATAGCATCATTGATACGAAACTTCTGACCCGCACCCGTCAAAGCGTATGAGCTTGTGCCACTGGTAGTAGTAACTGTAATCGTTTGTCCTAAGACATTCCAGTTATAGGAATCTTCAATTTGACGTTTAGCATCATTGACAAACTTGCCAATCAATGCGGAATAGGAAGTTTCTGAGACTGTAGAAACAGTTGTCTCACGCAATCGAATGAGAACATCGTTAACAAGTTCTAAGTAGGTCATGTTCGTTGCGCTCCTTGAACCTCAAATGTGGCAATAAAACTGAAGGAACTAGCCGCTTCAGTAGTAAGTTGAATCCTATCGCCTTCTTCTAAAACGATGTAACCAACACCATTGAATTCAAGGTATTCTTTAGAAGTTAAGTTGTAAGACGTAAGAATGTCGATGGTTGTAGCCGCACTTGCGTCATACCACTGAACAGTAATGTGCTTAGTCGAACCGCCAGTATTGTGAATATACATCACAGTAAACAAGGCGTAATAACCCGTAGGAACTGTATAAACAGTTGTCAGCGTATTCGCTGTTGGGTTAAGTCCGACTGATACTGGTCTCACTTCATATTCCTCTTAGAGATCGCTTTAGCCTTAGCTTTAGCGTCTTCCTTGGACGATGCTCCCCAAGCTCTAAGAGAAAGTAAAAGTCGGGTAGGCTTTCCATCTTTCATCTCAGCGCCAGGCATATTGCCCATTCGTGCTAAAAAGGATGCCCTACGAGGGTTATCTCCCGACTTGACTGGTGGCTTTAAATTGCCACCTGTTTCTGCATTATACGATGCTCTTCCTTTGGCATTCAAGCCCCCCTTGGGGTTTTTTCCTTCTTTTGTTTGCCAAACAGGAGATTTCATTTCTTCTTCCTTGACATACCTGCTTCGGATAAAGCAATAGCAATGGCTTGTTTAGGTTTCTTGACCACAGGGCCACCTTTGCCAGAGTGAAGCGTTCCCGCCTTAAACTCTTTGTAGACCTTAGAGATTTTTGCTTCTGCTTTGGTCTTTTTCATATCAGTACATGATCTTGGCAGTGATTGTGCCAGTTACATAAACTGTGCAATTAGCTCTTAGATACTTAGGCGCATTAGCCACAGTAATCATGCCATCACCAGTTAAGGCTGTACCAATCGTTGAATAAGTTACCCCGTCCAGACTGCCTTGCAAAGCAACAGTAGCACTTGTGATGCCTGAAACTTGAAGGAATGCGGGTTGACCAGGATCAGCCTGAACTGCGGTTGATGCGCCAGTAGCGACAACGGCATTCAAAAGTGTAATTGGAGCAGTTATAGCCATTATTTACCCCTTGTGGATTTTTTCATCATATTGGTAGCAGTACGACCACCACGGGTAGGCATAGCTTTAGGCTTACCAATAGCAATCATCACAGTGACAGGCATAGACTTCTTTTTTCCATACTCTTTGGCTTCTTTCTCGCCTTTTTCTGTGTATGGGAATTTCTTGTTTCCGACTTGTGGCATATAAATCCTTAACGAACTAGCTTGGTTGCAATGAAAGAAATGACACCGCCAACAACAGAGGCGATCGCCATTCCAACGAAAAATCCACCTTTAGACTTGTTTGCCATTTCTAAAAGGGTTTTAATATCTTGGCGAAGTGCGTGAACTTCTGCTTGTAAAGACTCAACTTGAGCTTCCAATTTGCCGAACTCTCTTGGATCAATTTCCGACATTTGAAACCTCTTTCTTTGGTCTTCCAACCTTAGGTTTGTCTTCAACTTTCTTTGGAGTTTCCTCAACAAGGACGTATCCCTCGTGACCTTTCATGCTATCAATATCATGTTGATAGGTGAAAGTAACCATTGTTCCCGACTTTAAGCAACGAAAAGTAGCCATAAAAACTCCAAAAAAAGGGGGGTATTAGCCCCCTTTAGATTAGACCATGCGAACTACAACAATACGAAGTGTTGAAGATGCCAAGTCAGCAGTTGAACCAGACTCATTCTGAATACGGAACTTGACTGTATCAGCAGCAGACACATAGCCTGTTACTGTCAAACCAACCAAATCCACACCTAAAGATGCGCCAATGACCATATCGCCCAGAGCTACGCCAGGGATAGTAACGTCATCTGTTTCGCCTGCGCCATCAACCAAAGAACCTGCGTTCAAAGTTGCTGTTACAGCCCATGTGTCGCTAAACAAGCCACGGAACTGGTCGTTACCACGGCGTGATACTACCGATGATGCGGTTGCCATAATGAATTCCTCCTAGATTAAGAAAAAACTCCCCCATCCGAAGACAGGGGAGAAGTGGCAACTATTAGGCTGGAACTGCTAACGCAAATGCGCTAGAAGACAAAGCTGCACCAGTTGTGGCGGCTGTACGCATTGCTTTCACACCATAAAGTGTGTCAGATGTGAACAAGGTAGCCAAGAAGTCTTGCTTGTACTGAGTCTGTGAACGGATGCCCACTTGCTCAACCAAAACCATAGAGTCCTTGTGACCCATCAAGCAGATACGATCAGTGGTGGAGTTACCAGCACCAGTATCAGCATTGCTAGATGTATACACGGGGATACCATACAGTTGACCGATTTCACCATTGCGAATGGCATTACCATTACCCACAAAAGCCTGTTCTGTGTAACGGGCAAGACCCATCAACGTATTGCGGCTTGAAGGAGGAATGATAAAGAAGCGACCATCCATAGGAGTGTCGTTGTCATCCAAACGCTGAATAGTGCGACGAATAGCAGCGTCAGTCAATGCGGAAGCATTGGATGTAGTGCTGTTATAAGCAGTAGTACCATCACCGCCAATGAAGGCTTTAGTGGTAGTGTTGCTTGTTGCATAGTCATCAGTACCGACAGTAGCACCATTGAATGCACGACCCAATTGGATCAAGCTAGTGTCTACTTGCTTGGCAAGCGCATAGCCAGCATCAGCAGTG